GTGATATTCGGTAAGCCCGCGCTTTTAAACGTTCCGACTGACCCAATTGAGGTTGTGCCCTCGACGAAACGATTGGCTAAGTTTGGCAAGTTAAAAGTTGTACTTCCATCACCACTGCCATGTTTTGTACCAATAACTGCGAAAAGCGCTGCGTATGTCGATCGACTCACAGCTGCACCGTTGCAGAGAAGCCAGCCATCAGGAACTGAATAGAAGTGTCCAAGCATTCCTGTTGGCATGCTCAACGGCTTTAGCTTAGGGAGCAGATCATTCAATGCCTGAGAAATTTGAGTAAGAGTTGCCATGCCAACCTCTTCAGATGTTCACAGTTTCACCACCCAGCTTGGCAACAGCCTGGGTCAACTGAGTGACAATTATTTTTAAAGATTCAACTTCTTGTGCAGTTGTGCCGCCAATCGGTCGTCCGCCTGTCGTAGTGCCATCACCCGCATAAAGTATCCATGTTTCTGTATTCAGTACAACTTCTCGATCTGCAGGAATTATTTGAGCCAGTTCGGCAGTCGTGTAGCCTTTAATTTGGATAGCTACACCGCCTACCTGAAAATCGAGAGGTGTTGCGAGTTTCTTGGCTGTCACTGCTCGCTCAGCAAGATGCAGCTCTTTCACTGATCCTGCCTTGAGCGCAGCACCATCAAGAGCCCCATCTTTAGTCCATTTGAAAGACTGCAACGCCTCAAGAAACTGAGTGATGCTCGGCGGCTCGACTTGCGTCATGCCGCATGCATCGATCACCGAGATGCGCATCTGATCTATCAAATAGAACCACGCAGCCCCTGGTTTGGTTGCGGGAGTCCCGGTTTTTGGATTGCCGGACGTTGGATAACCCTTTGAACTCAAAGTGCTTAGCGACGGCGGCGAATCGATCGCGGACGCCTGCCAATAACCTGCTGTCATGCTTCTTCCTCATAGATGAAAATTACGTATACGTGTGCAGGTGCAAGCGCACGTATCATGCACTCGAGAAGTGCATTACCCCATCGGGCAAGATGCTCATCAACACCCCACGTCACATCGAAATACTCTGCGTTTCCGTCGGACCTGATAGTGATGCCAAGAGTCATCACCGTCGTCCATTGTTCGTCCCAGAGCGCGTCGTCAACTGTGCTGTCGACTGTGTGCTCCGTGAATGTCGTCACTTTTGCCTGATAGCCGAGAGTGCCGGCGAGCGACTCGAAAAATGCAGCCGTCAATCCCAAATTTGAAGTGATCTTTGCGAGCAGTTCCTGCCGCATTTGTTCACGAGATGGATCAGCAATCGCTGCGAGACACTCTGACGGGATACCCCACTCGTCGAACCATCGTTCAAGCTCCTCAATAGAGGAGCGCGGATCAGCCTCTTCAAGTACAGCATTTGCACGCTCGTCAACTCTTGCAGCCTCTCGAGCTAAGGCATACAGAATTGCGTCAAGCATGCCGTCCTGCCGACGATGCCAGATCGGGCCCCGCGGAAGCAGAGACTCAACTTGATGCGCATAATGTTTTTCCGTCAGTGCCATATCACACCCATGTGATCGTGCCAGGAACGTAGATCTCTCCTACGACCGTACTCACATCATCTGTTGGCGTCACAATGCGATAACTCTTCACCTCCGAGACGCCGCTAATTGCTCGATCTATTGAGGTTCGCAAAACGGCGCCGCCTGGGACAGCTTCAGCGAGCACAACGCTCTCGATCGCAGACTCGATCTTGGCCTTCACGGCTTCATCGTCCGGGAGTATGTCGAGCGTGATGTCGAGCGATTTCGGGACTGGCGCGACTACGTGCAATATTGCCGTCACCGGCATTTGTGAAGTGATGTACTCATCGACGCGTTTCACCATCGTCTCTGTCGGTATCCCGTTTGACGTCATGCCGTCTGTCATAAAACGCACCGTCACATGACCTTGACCGAGCTCCTGGGGATAGCACCACGCTCGAGTGACACCTGAGACCGCAAGCGTCCAAGCAACGTAATCCGCCTTTGTCCCAGCTTTGGGCGGGCTTTTCTGGCGCTGAAGCAAGCGCTCGCGCAAGCTCTCGTCGTCCTCTGCCTCTGCGCCGCCAGTAAGTTCGTCTGCAGTCGCTACGCTCATGATCCCCGCTATAGGACTGACGAGCGTAAGTTCCATGCCGGCTTCTGAATTGCCCGAGGCACCTGCCACTGCAGCTTCGATAGGAGCTTTACCATCGATGCTTGCTGCGGTAGTTACGTAGACGCTGCCATCTTCAGCTTGAAGCTGTGTACCGACCGGCACGGTGCCAGCGCCGATGAAGGAGACTTTACCTGTCGCAGCTGAAGCGGCTTTGCGGTAGATACCGTATTCGGACGCACGGCGCTCAAGATACGCACCTTCTGCTGTCGTCGTGAAGCACTGTCGCAACACGAAGGCAATAAATCCATGCAAACCATGCGAAACGCCTGAGATAACTCGCACTAGCACAGGTACGAGCGACCAGCGCATAGCCTTCTTTCCCATGCGGCTCTCGGCATCTGCCTGCACACGTTTAATGATCTGCGAAAGAGTTGGTCTTTCAAAAGACATGTCAGCTCCAAACGTTTTGGAAACGAGCGGCAAGCGCTTGCGTGTCGTCAGGCTTGAAACAAACGACTGTGAGCGTCAATTGATCTATATCGCTACGCTCAGCAGTCACCTCGATGCGAGCGACAACGGCATCTTCAGTGAGCCATTTAAGCGCCTCTTTGGCGTAGGCCTCAGCGCGTCTGAGCATCTGCGGAAGCATCTTCTGACGCTGCAGCAACCACAGCCGCGAACCGATCCGGTCACCAGTTTCCTGAGCAAATGTGTCGCCCCACCAACCCTGGCGGTATGGCGCTACCGGACCATCATCTGCAGCCGATTTACGCCATGAAAAAAGGCTGATAAGTACAGCTTGCGCTAGCTCATCAGCCTCAAAATCGGAAAGGTCAGCATCCTTTCCATTGAGAATTAATTCCATGACCGTTTCCTCATGCAAACCATTCGATCAGCAGATGAAGGACATAACCGGCCAATCCCACCAAGGTAATCAGCGAGGCCAAGCACAACGTGGCCCGCAAAATTCTGACCGTGAGAATCGGATGGGGATCTTTCAGCAAAATCATGGCTAATGTCCCTATACCTTTTGTTAAAATTTCTTCCATCTGAAGTCATCCGTTCAGATAAAAAAATCCCGCACGGACGCCACATCCATGCGGGATTGCTTTTTGTCAGGTTCGCCTATTGCGGTTTCCCCGTCGTTCCAGAGCCGCCCTGCACACCGCCATGAGTGTGGCTTTGCAGGCTGATACCGTCAGCAGTAACGTCACCGCCGGACACCTTGATGTCGCCGGTAACGGCCGCGCCACTGCCGCCGGAGATGGCCATGCCGCCGGTGCCAGTGATGAGCTGTGCCACTTTGAGCTGCCCAGTTATTTCCACCATCTGAGAGTCGATCTTCACCGAGGGTGCTTTTAGAGTCGCAGCACCGCCCGCCGTCGCGGTCAGCGTGCCACCAACAGTGGCCTCGAGCTGTTTGTCTGTGTGGACCACAATTCCATCGCGCGTGAGATGCACCTTCTGTCCTTGGTCGTCATAGAGTGCAACTTCACCGGCTTTCAATTTCGTCAGCCGATAGCGCCGGTCAGCGATACAAAAAACAATGCCGTGGCTGCGATCTCCGCCGAAGAATGCCGCAAAAGCTTCCGGCTGTTCATCGTCAAGCGGCTCAGATGTAAACCCATAAGGCTCAACGTGCTCAAGATCGTCGCGTACTTCATCTGCAAGCAGCCTCACCTGCACCACGCGCATCTTTTTTGTGCCGTCCGCCGCGGATACCGTCCCGCGGGCAAGCACATCATCCAATCTGCCCATAAAAAAAACGGCCACATCTCTGCGACCGTCCTCATTCGTATATTCGTATGTAACTGGTTCAGTGCATGCGAACCCACTCACCTTTTGACGACTCGTGCCACTCTTCTTCCTGTCCGTCGCGCCCGTAGCGTTCGACAAAGACCCGATCATCTTGCACCTGTATTCGCTTGATATCTCCGTCTTTATGAGGCGTCACAATATTAGGATTTAGCTCGCTGTGATAAACGCAGTTTCTGTCACTCAACAGACCGTACTTGTTGATGTATTTCTCACAGACAAACGCACCGGCAAAACTAGCCTGAGCCATCGCAATTAAGCTTAATGCCGCAACGAATCGCCTCATTTCACACCTTTCCAAGCATTCTTAGTTACCACGTTACTTTGAGATAATACATCTCGCTTAAATGCCGACGGCAAACTAACTTCCAGAGTTGTAATCATTCCGCTCGCAGAAAGTTGAAAGATAATTTTTGTCACCAACATCAAATCGCTGCGCTTCAGAATTTCGTCTTCAACACGAATAAATTGATTAGGACGCCACAGAGTGCCGTCGCTTTGACGCCATCCTTGTATTGTGTATGACGCTTTCAAAGACACTCCACGGCGATATGCAGCTTCAAAGTTAGCTCTCGCAGCACACATCTGCCCGCCACTCTGACCAGAATCCTTCAAAACCAGAAGTCGGAAGCGGCCTACATCAGAATCTGTTGCTGTACCTTTGTCTTCCGCTGCAGATCGACCAAAGTCAGTATCAATTCCTGCGTGTTGACCAACAGCGATGTAGTGCGAATAACGCTTTGAGAAATCAAATGCCGAACTGCCAGCAAGTATGTTGACGCCCAATTCAAGCGCGTCCGCCGCTTGTCCGGCGCTCCCCGGCTCTGTGATCACGAGATTTCCTTGCTCGTCATCCATGACGACTAAGTTCTCTTTCGTAATCAAGCGGTTAATTGACTCAAATACCTTTTCGCCGGGATTTACTGTGTGATTTGTGAGCGTCTTACCTATGCCGACTTCATCTTTCACAGTTACACCGTAAGGCTTCGCTAAATCCGCAATGATTTGGGAAACGGACTGATTTTTCCAAGAAGTTGCGGGATTCGTACTCGTCGTTGTTATCGCTGTGCCACTTTTGCCCTTTACACCAACCCAAGCGTTCTTTGATCCCGTTGCCACATATGCGGCTGATGGAGGACAACACTCCACCAAATCGACCGTTCTCGACTTTCCTTGTATCTGCACCTTAACAGACTTCCCGTCATACTGGATTGGTGTCGAGGAGATCCATCCGGTGCAAACCAAATCATCACCGATGTAAACCTGCACTAAATCTCCGTTTCGAAAAAAACCGAAGTCGGTACTGCCCGGGAATTTCTCTGTCACCTCCAGCGCGAACGCGCGAGATAGCTGCTCGATGCCCGTTTCGATTCTTACAGATTTCCAACCACCAAAGCGGCGGCCACCAATGCGAACCTCAACTTTGTTGTCAGTCATTCACTCAAAATCCTTAACGGAGACGCGGGACAGAAGCCTTCATGACGAACCCCATTTCGGAGTGCTATTTCCGAATCGCGAGTTGCATCATCGTGATAGTCGTAGGCAAGCACCACAGCAGGAACAACATCCGTTGGCGTCACAGTGATTAAGCGCTGCTGCAAATCTGCACGTGATGTAAGTACCTCAAAGACTGCGACGCGGGCATCTTCGATCTTTTTGTACATCTCATCGTTGGTCTCGAGCAGAAGCTCCGTATCGAGTGCCTCTGTGAGCACCGTACGAGTTTCAATGAGTTCGTCGTAGCTCCTGACATGAACTGTCATTTCGGAAAGATCGTCCCTAGTCGGGAGCGTTGTGCCTGGCGCCGAAGAGTCTTTGTCAGAGCCCACGAGAGCGCTCACGCCGACCATCTGCGCGATAAGAAGCTGACGCGTCAGCGTTTCTACCGCCGCACGATTCTTCATCACAGTCTTCTGCACATCCGAGAGTGTCGTCCCTTCCTCAACGACCTTTCTGTAAGCTTTAGTGCCAGACGAAAGTTTGTCGTGCCCGACCAAATTTTCGAGCTGCTTCGCCACACCGCGCCACGCAGAAACAGTTGTTGCCCACCGCGAAAGTCCTAGCGCACCGGCGAGCTTCGTCGCGAAGATCTTCGGATCAGTTGAAAGCAGTGACATGGCCTTCGACGCAGTCTCAGCTACTCCCTCAGCAAAATCGAAGATTTTGGAGAGTTCCGAGTTACTTATGATCCCTAGACAGTCAAGAATGTCACCCTGAAGCGCAGAGTCGATGTACTCGTTGATCGTCTTAAGATCAATTGACGTCACAAACCGATCAATAGCCGACTCTTCGACAGCATCTGCAACATCGAATGCTTCACTCTCAGCGTCCACCGAAATCGTCGGAAATTCGAGAATGCCGGCCTCTGTCGCGGTGATCACCACCGACGCAACTCCGAGTGCTGCATCAAATTTGAGCTCTGAGATGGAGGTAATCGTCACCTCCATCTCGCCCAGCCAAGGGTGTATGAGCGTGCCAGACCCAGGAGCCTCCAGCTCTGCCATTAAGGATTGAGCCTGCGCGATATAGTCATCACCAATAACGAACGCAGTGAGAGTGATCTGTCGCGTCGCTCGCCCTAAATCTTCAACAAATGGCTGATCCTTTTGAGGATATTCGTGGACCACCGTACGGCGCCCAATTTTCAAACCTGACGCAGTCACCTCAAAGGGTATACCTCTAAAGCTTGCCGGCTGAAGCTGATCAGAGAACTTACTCATCCAAAACCTCAGTATGAGTAACGGTCGGCATAACCGACGGAGCCAAGAATGTCGAGGCCGCCACCGCCTTGAGCGTCAGTGATCGCCGCCGATGCGCCGCCGGTCGCAGTTACGTCGACCGCGACGCGGCCACTCACCTGCTGCGATGCAGTTAAGTTCACTGGCTCGACCCGCTGCACGGTTGCGGACTGTGTGCTGCCCGATGTTTTCGAGTCGCTCGAGAACCAGTTCTTCACGAAGTCAGGCACGAGGGAGGCGAAGTCGAAGTTTGCGAAGAAGTCACGGATGATTCGACCAACATTTTGTACGCTTTTCTTGACACTCTCATACCAACCAGTACAAGCCTTCGCCCACGAATCTGGAAGCAAGTTGAACACGCTCTTGATGACATCATCAATACTGCGGAGCACCGCTGGAAAATCTCCGCGGAAAACTGCTTTAGCCGTTGAAAGTATCGAAGAGCCTACTGCCGCAAATCGGTCGGTGAGACGATCCCATGCTGCGGCGACAAAATCGGCACAGGCCTGAGCACCTTCCTTGATTGCTGGCCAGATGCGATCCCAGTTCGCGATCACAAGCCCCGCAGCAATTGCAACGGCGCTGATCACGAAGCCGACGGGGCCGAGTGCACCAGCCATAGCGACCCCGACTGTGCGGGCGATAGTCGCAAGCGTGCTGAATGTCTGAATCATCGTCATCACACTCGAGCCGAGAGCGACGACAGCCATAATCGTCTTTCCTGCCATAATCGCGCCCAGCGTGTACAAGACTGTATTGAAACCACCTACAGCATTGAAGGCACGAATCGCGTAATCCGCAAAAGCCAGGATCCCACTCACGATTCCTTCGAAATCAATACTCTCAAGCGATTGCGCGAAGCGCTCAGCAACTTGAGCGAACTTCTCAGAGAAAGCCTCCCGATTTGCGACGATCATGGTCTGGATACGCCCAGTCATGTGTGTGATTGTCGGCGCTAATGATGAAGCTATTGTGTTACCCACTGAAGCCACAACAAGGTGTAAGTTTGTGAACCCCGTGCTCAGATCAGAAGCTGATTTCACTGCATCCCGACTCATTACGATGCCAAGTCGATGAGCTTCGGCACTCATATCGTCAAGCCCTGCAGCTCCAGCAGTCAGCATTGGTAAGAGCTTGCGACCGCCCTCACCGAAGACGGCCATTGCCATCGAAGCTCGCAACGTCGGATCCTCGTTTCTCTGTATTGCGTCGGCAAAGTCACGGAAAACGTCTTCAACCGAGCGCATGTTTCCGGCTGCATCTTTCATCTTGATGCCAAGAGCGTCGAAAAGCGTTGCTGCTTTCGATGTCGTGTCCATCCCCGTTGCGATTTCAGTCATGTGCTTGCCGAAATCCTTGAGCGCATCTTCAAGCGTTTCCTGAGAAGCGCCAGCCTGCACAGCCGCGTAGCCCCACTCTTGCAGGCGTTCGACACCCACTCCGACGCGCTGACTCATCTTGTCGAGTCCATCGCCAGTTGCTGTGAAACTCGAGACCGCCTGTTGCATACTGAAGCCGACAGATCCAGCTGCCGCGGCAAGAGGACCGCCGACAATACTGCCGAGGTTTTTTGCGTTCTCGGCAACGTCCATCACAGACCGATTGAAGAGTCTTAACTGCTTCTGGAGACCCGTGAATTTCGTCGACTGAATGACTTTGGCAAGTCCAACCCATCGGGCGGAGAACGCTTTGACCACTGGCGATGCAACGTCTCTGATCGCAAGAACGGCAGTCAATCTAAAGTCTTTACCCGCCATCTGTTCTCTCCATTGCGATGCGATTCCATTGAGCCACGTAAAGATCCTGTTCCGAAAAGGACATCTTCATAGTCTTCGAAGGAGCGAGCCTCCACACATACGCGAGATCAAAGCATCGCGCCAGGATGTCTTCTACTCGGCCCCTTCCCCGAAAAAACCCATCACCATCCAACACAGCACATTGAAGTCTTTGAGTGCGAGTGTCTCAATTACCGAAGGCGGCAGCCCTGCGAGTTTTGAGATGTAAGCTGCGCACACAGCAGTGTTGAGATGAGGCATGCCGTCAAGATCTACTGTGTATGGCATACCAAGCTGTTTGCACATCTTTGTAGTTGGCTCCTTCAGATCGAGCTCGCTAATCTTCTCGCCAGCGTGTTCTATCGGATGCTTCAATTCGTACTTCATGCCAAATCTCCATCCAGTCCTTCAAACCGAAGGCTGATCGTTCCGTCTACAGGCTTAAAGGCTGCGTCACCTACAAGCCACGCATCACCAAGCGTGTAAACCATGCCGTTTGCGCATTCAGCAGTGATCGTCATGGATTCACTTTCCATGAGCGTTTCAGTAGGAAAGTCAGAAGTCACAATGAAGTCGCCTGCGATATAGGGCGTAGCGATCGTCTCCTTGAAGCCAACTGGACCACCCGTCGAAGCCATCGTCTCACGAGTGACTTTTGCCATTGGGAACTCTAGGTTCCCCTGCAGTTCGAGCTGCTGACCGTCCACTTTGAAATAGCAGGTACCTGCTAGTCGCTTACCCATTTGTTATTCCTCCGCGTACTGAAGACGGAACTGGTTGAGAAGTGCGAAAACACGCAGCTGATTTACATAGTCGGGCGGGAACAGCACATCGAGACGATTTGGATTGTCCGCATTGCGTTCGACGATGAGGTACTTCTTGAAAAGGTCCCTGTTCTCACAAATGCCTGCGGTCTCTAGACGTGCATATTCAGCTACGAGTTCGCCGCGGATCACAGACGGTGTAACTATTGCCTGACCAGCGCCGTAGCGAGTTCCGTCGCTCGCGAGCTTATGGCGCGCGTACTTCGACGTGATGATTGATTTGAGTCGGCGCAGCACGTAGGCAGATGTATGCAGCGTCTCGGAGTCGAGGTAGGACGCATCGGCGTCACCCATAGAGTTCCTCTGATACGTCGTGATCGCCCTTTCGATCTGCACCGTGCCGCTCACAGTCGTGAGCGTGGCAATGCCGTTCTCCAACAGTGTCTGGCGCTCCGTGAGAATGAACCGATTCTGCGTCGGCGAGGCCATGACGCCGGTAAGAGCTCCAGTCTGCGTCGGACGGGCCGGATCGGCAGAGATGAAGACAGCTGTGCGCGCGACGTAGGCCGCGAGCACCTCTTCAACCGCAGTCGGCATCGAAGGCTCGACGCCGACGATCGTCATATGCTGGTCGTTGCGAGCCGCGCCGAAGGTCTTGAGCTCTTCGAGCGTACCGCGCTTCGCGGTATACACGTGGCCGTAGATTTGGCGGAAAGGAGACCAACGGCCCGATGTGTCGTTCATCTCTGTCTTGAACGCATCGAGCACGACGGCGTCCGAGTAGGGACAACCGATAAAATCGTACTGTTCGTCGCCCATAGCTTCGATTGCCTGATCAATCTCAGGATCAACCGTTCCGCCAGACATCGGCGTGGTTGTCACGCTGATACCGGAAGGTGTCGCCTCTCCATTGATGAGACCACGAAGGTTGAGTGCAAACTGAATGCCATTTCCGATCGTACCCTTCGTCCGTGCTGCAATCGTGCAGATTCCGTCAGCGGCACCTGCCGTAACCGGCAGATCCTTTGAAAGAGAGATTGAGTCTGATAGTGCAATCGCGATTTGAGCACCCGTGTCACCTTCTTTCACGGCCACCTGCAGGCGTTCGCCTCCAATGTAGAAGGAGAGCGTACCGGCCTCGAGGGCGGTTCCTGTAATCTCGACCTTGCCTGCTGCCGCACCTGCAGACTGACCATCGGCTAATGGGATACACACGAGCTGACCGAAGCTGTCGACGGTACGATAGGCATCTACCATACGTGCGAGCATCGAACCGCGACCGAAGAGTTTCTTCGCCATCGCTACAGTCGAAACTGTCACCGGCACGCCCTCTTCGGCCGTTCCCGACTCAAGCTTCTGACCAATCAATAAACTCTGAGAAGTATTAGTCGGCGTGTAAGCCGCAGAATTATCCATCTCAGCATAAAAAAGCGGCACTCGAATGCCGCTCGGAATGGTATTGAAAGAAATACTCATAGATCCACCTTGATATGTCCTTCGAGCCGGCCATCCGGCTGATCTTTCTGCATCGACGGATCAATGCAGTCCACATCGACATCCATGCCATCGAACGGCGACAGGGCATCGAGCTCGACCTTCTGGTAAGTGTCAGAAGTATCGATGTAGGTCTCAAAAGAAAACTCAAACTGATAGGCAGCACGTGCCGCGTCGATGTAGATGAGAACTCCGCCTTCGTAGACGATCTCACTGAACTCATCCTTGGGCTTCATGTGCCACGAAAGAATCGCTCGAAAGATCTCTGGACGCAGTACTTCAAGCCACCGACCGGCATCCTGCCCACGTTCGTCTGCACAGTTCGGCACGACTACGATCACCCCGAAGGTATTCGTAATCACCTGGTAATACCCGTTATTGGACTCCTGCGCTCCAGCATCCTCACGAAGCGGAGCAACGTAGGCAAAAGGCACGGGCGCATTCTCAGCGCGCTCAAGGCCTGCCCACTGCGCTGCGCCGCCAACCCGCTGGTGAAAGGAAGGGCAACGCTCCCGCAATGCGCTAATGATTGGATCCAGCTTCATACAATCCCCGGCTTAATGGCATTTGCTAGCGCGTTTGCCATCGTTTCATGAAATGTTCCTGAATACTGCTCGGCCGCTGCTGGAACAAAGTTCTTACGCGGCTTCGCTACCTTCTCACCGGGTCGTTTTTTGTGACGCCGCGATTGCTCCAGCGTTTCTGATCCTGGCCCACGATGCCCATAAACGACAAATGCCGGGTAATAAACCGGCATTCGCTGAGTCTTCGTCGGATAAACCGAGACGGAGTAGCCTGATCGGGACACTTTGACGCGTAGAGAGCGTTGCATTTCACCAGAGTCGCGGCCCGGAAAGTCACCAGCATCGGAAACAGACCGTCGCGAAATCAACTTTCTGGCAAGTTTACGAACGTCATTACCTGCTTTCCGGAGTGGCTTACGCAACTCTTTCGAGTCGTAATCAATCGTTCGAAATCCAGGATCGACGCGTGTTTGAACCAACATTTGCTTTCTCCTCGACGTCAAGCACAGTGAACCGGTTGAACCCGCCAAGATCAGCAACGCGCTGCACGCGGTAGCGGATGCCGTCAACCTCAAGCTCAACCACCCCAGCGAAGTCCTGTGGGCGAGTGCGACCTTTAATGCGACGTACCGTGATGCGGTGTGTCACGCCGGAATCGACCTGCTTCGCGCCCCAGTAGATAATCGAGCCCACGGGTTCGATCTTCCCCCAGACCTCATCCTCGTGAGCGGTCGCCTTCGAGAAGCCTAGGCGATCATCCGGGAGATGGACGGTGAAGAAGATCTTCACGCGGCGGTTGAGCTCTCCAATCTGCGGAAGATTCATAGCCACACCCGGTAGGGATCAAGCAGCGCATTAACGAATGGCAAGGGTTTAAGCTCTCCGGCAGTTGCGGCCTGGCGCTGTTCGTAGAAGTGTGCAACCTGAACCAAGATCCACTGCCGGATGCCCGCTGGGATGTCTTCAGCATTGGTGCCGAATCCTTCGACTCCATCACGAGTGATTAGACCACGTTGAAGCTCGTGTTCAGCCATCTGCGTAGCAGCTAGCACGAGACTGCGGATGAGATCATCGTCCCCGTGCCAGTCCACGCGAAGGTGCTCCTTTGCGGCCTCGAGGCTCACTGCCCCGACGGCCGTTGAGGTGTCGATCGTCATCCGCATCTCCATTTACTTCGTCGAGACTGGAAGTACGAGATCTCCACCACAGAGAGCCTTAGGCCGCTCGACGCCAAAGCCGAGACGACGCTCTGCACGGACCGTAACCAAATTCTTCTGTACGTTATCCATGTCCTGTTCGAACATCTCGACAGTCATGCCCTGGCGCGGCCAAAGCGTGGCGGCCTGCGTGAAGTCGCCAACGAGGAACTTCTTCTGCGGGATTGCCGGCGTCGGCCAGATCGGCAGGCCCCAGAGAGCCTTCGGAGCAATTGAGGCTGGATGACCGAGATAGTAGTCGCCCGAGCTGTTCTTCTCCATCTGCAGCCGCGACCAGTCGACCGGATTCAGAAGAATCACGTTCGGACGGAAGAAGGCCTGTTCAACCTTCGTCTTCGCGTGAAGGATAAGATCAAACAGCGTCGCGCTCTTCGCGGGAAGATCGTCGGTCGTCGCGTCATGCGGCGTGTACTGTCCGGCAGCAAAAATGCCAAGCAAGTGATTCGTCGAGCCGTCGCCGGAAACAAGTTCGTCTTCGACGACTAGATCAACGCCGTAAACAAGTCGCTGATTGATGTACGCGGCGAGCGCGGGTCCGTCAGCCATCAGCTGCTTCGAAACGCGAGCCATATGCGCGATCGTCTGGATCGTGCCCTGCTTGAGGGCGTACCCAGTCGAGCCGAAGGGTTTCTGACCACCTTCAGGGACGAAGGCCGCGCCATTTACGAGCTTCGTCTCGTCTTCCATCACGTACTCGTACGCATTGGTGGTGATCGGAATCGTCGGGAAGAGCGATTCGATTGTGAGCGGACGGTACGCACCGGGAAGAATTCCGGGGCGGCGGTAAGCCTGAACGACGCCGCCGGCCGGGGTGGTGATCGGATTCTGTGCCTCAGCCTTCGTATCAACCTGTTCGTCAAGATCAAAACGAGCACGGCCAGCACGACCAGTAACCATCGCCTTAAAGTTCTCACTTTCGACGAACATTTCACCGGCCGACTTCATGCGGACGGCCTCTTGCACCTTAACGCCCTTCTGTTGCACGTCAAGCAACTGTCGCGCAAGCTTCGTCTGTTCTTCACCGAGACGCTTGAGCTCAGCTTTGTTCGATTCGGAGGTAGCTGCCATCTTTTCTTCGATGCGGTCGATGGCCTCCATGATGTCCTTCGTTTCCATTTTCGGTTCCTTGCTAGATGGATTCCGCGAGCTTCTTGAGTCGCTCAAGTAGGTCTTTGGATGCCTTCTCTTCGGCCTCAGCCTCCCGCTGATCCAAGAAAAGTTTCCGGGATTTAGCGACGATTGCCGTCGCCATCGACTTCGAGAAACCGCCTGCATCCCGCAGGAAGTTCTCTAGATTTCGAATAGAGTCAATTTCGTCGAGGTCTTCGGACCTAACATCAGTGATGCGCGCCGCATCGTCTGCGGGGTAGCTCACGATCGATATTTCGAGGAGCCGCCCGATCGACTTGTATTCACGCCCGCCTCCATCAAGCTCTCGGCATTCAGCACCACGAGAAGAGAAGCCAACAGAAAGTCCATCGACAGTTCCATGCTTGAGAGCTGCGAGCACGGCATCAGACTGTGGATTGCCAGGCGTAAGCTCACCCTCGACGAGAAGGCCTTTTTCATCCTCGGCCGCAAACGTCCACTTGCCGATCGGCAAGTCCCACCGATGTCCGAAGAACATCTTCGGCATACCGTAGGTCTCAAGAGACTTCTTATAGGCACCGGGAAGAATCACGTCGCCATAACTATCCTTGCCGTTGAAGACAGAAGCGTAGCCACGGAACTTCCTCGTGCTCCCTTCCATCATCTTTAGCTCAACATCCTGAAGCGGGATGCTTTTGTACTGCACTGCCATCACTGCCTCACAGGTTCGCCATTTACAGGCGAATTGGCCGGCTGCACCTTTCCAAGTCGATGCAGCGGCACCAAGTTACTCTGAGCTGTGAGATCGTCACCGCCCGGAACAGGCGGGAGATTCTCCAGCTTCCGAATCTCGTTACGGCTCATCACGCCGTTTTGGGCCATCTGAGAGTAGAAAGCCGCACGTGTCTGTTGATCTGTGCGAAGGAAGGCGTCAGTCTTGAACTCGATTGTGAGTTCTGTTTGATCGACTCCGATCAACCGACGCTCAAGAGCCTGCTCGAGCTGCTTACAGAGCGGCCCAATGGTGTATGTGTGAAAACCTTTCGTGATCTGCTCGATCCCAGAGCCCCACGTGGTTACACCGCTTGCTCCTACAAGCACACTCGGTACGCCAAACCAACGGCAGATTTCCTCTACCGAAAAACGTCTCGTCTCAAGAAGCTGAGCGTCCGCCGGCGAAAGCGACATCTGCGTGTACTTCAGACCGCGATCAGCGATGATCAGGCCGCCAGTGCTCGATGTCATCTGTACCTTGAAGCGACTCATCAGATTCTTCAGCTGATTCTCGTTGAGAGCACTGTCGGTATACAACACGCCCGTCGGCTTGCTGCCTTTTCCAAAGAGTGCATTTGCGTTCTCTTGTGCATGCACAGCTTCGTTCATCGAAGCTCGCATGAACTCGAGCTTTGAGAGCCCCATGAACCCGTTGCCAATACCCTTCCAATGAATGACGTTTTCAGGCGCCCAGACCGAAATCGCGCCGTCCTGATAGTAGGTGTAGACCTCACCTCCCCCCACGACAGAAACTTCCATCTGATCTGGAGACACCGGAATGAGCGCAATGGGTTCTCCGGAACTGTCACGCTCAATACGTGCGTATGCATTTCCTCTAAGTAAACGGTTAACGGTCATCGCAGAGTAGAACTCAGATGGTGTCATCCATGCATTTGGACGCTCATGAAGGAGCATCCATAGGCGACTGCTGCGAGCCGGTACACGACCTCCACCTTCGTCTGCGTAGACAAAGAGTGGCAACGTCCCAATTGTGTTCGCCAAAAGCTCAACACACGCATACACCGCAGAAATTTGCAGTGCAACATCTGACGGAATCTCTCGCGTCTGATCAATCACCGGCGCGAGAGGTAGCGGCACCTGCATCCCTGATGCAGTCCCGAGCGGACCTCCCCAACTCGTGATCCAGTTGACCAACCGGCGAACGAACATCTAAGTCACCATGAAAAAAAGGTTTGATCGGACGACTCTACAAAGCCAGCCCATCGGTCGTTGTCATCAACGATTGCGTTGCCGAGTCCCATAATTAGTGCGACCACACCATCGATCTTCTCTTCGTAGCGCTCCTTGCGCGGGAAGATGTTGTCCTTCGCGTCAACCTTCGCAACAACGTTGCCCATCATCCAAGTGAGCACCGGGTTACCGTCGTGGCAAATACGGTGATCGAGAACAAGTGCTTCGAGTGATTTCATCGGGTCCGACATGTTCTGCACGGTATTCCGGCACTCGATCATCGGCGCATCGTCCTCTGCGAGCGATGTAGCAAGCTGTGTTGCCTGCCACGGGTCATAAACAATGGCACTGACCTCATATCGAGAGAGATCAAGTCGCAAATCCTCCTCAACCACGTTGAAGTCGGTCATCGCACCTTCTGTAACGATCAGATAACCCTCTTCAGCCCACCCCACGTACTGAGAGTTTGTGGACTGTTCAACTGCGCGACGCGGCAGATAACACTGACAGAAGACGGCGTAGGTCGTACGGCCCTCATCATCTTCGCCGGGGAAAATCAAGACCTTCGCAGTCAAGTCAGATTTCGAGCCAAGGTCAAGGCCGATAAAGCACTTACGCCCCTCGAAGTCCGTGATGGACATCTCTGGCACTTCACAGCGTTTCCACGCCTGCATATCCATCCATGCTGTTGAAGCGGAGCACCATACATTGAGATGCTTTGTTTTGAAGTTGTTCATCGCCGATGGCAGCGCTATTGCTTTCTTTTGCAGCGACAGAACCATCTCTGGCATTACTGAGACGCCCCAATTCGGGTTCGCCTTCATGAGCGCTTCCTCAGTAGTCCAATCGTCACCGTCATCAAGACCATAGATGACTCCAAACTGAGTCTCATCACTGATCTCTTTTCCTAGCACTCGTGTGACCATCATGCGCACTTCGTAGCAGATACCCGAAGTATCAAAGCCGGCAGTCGTAATGACCCAAAGCAACGAGTTCAGGCGCTTGCCTAAGGACGTTTCCACTACGTCATAGACATCACGTGTCTTGTGAGCATGCAACTCATCAATGACCGCCAAGTGAGTGTTTAAGCCGTCCAGCGTTGATCCTTCCGCACTCTTGGCTTGAAAAGTAGAGTTTGTCGATGGTACATAAAGGGCATTGGCCAAAACTTCCAAACCGAAGCGTTGGCGCAGCGGCTCGTTTTGTTTGGCCATCTGCTTCGCGTCACCGAAGACGATCTTCGCCTGATCACGCGTTGTCGCGAAACTGTAGACCTCTGCACCAGGTTCTTTATCGGCAACAAGACAATAGAGGCCCACACCACTTGACAGACTGGATTTGCCGTTTCCCCTTGGCACTTCAATGTAGACGCGCCGAAATCGACGACCGCCATCAGCACGTCGACGCCATCCGAAACTTGTCGTCAGGATGAAGATCTGCCAAGGCTCGAGCACGATTCTTTTTCCAGCGAGCGCGCCCTTAGTGTGTGTCAGGAGCTCAATGAACCGACAAACTTCGTTTCCCTTAGCTTCACTGAAAATGTAAAGACCTGAAGCTGCGAATCGCTCCAGGTCTTCTTTTTGACGTTGACACGCAAGCTTGACCCACTCGCATGCAACGATCACTCCAGAAAGCACGCCCTCCATGTACTGGCGAGCGATACCACAGTAATTCTTAGAAACCATCGAATTCGTTCACTGGTTCATCTTTTGTCGCAACGTTCACGCGCGCGCGCGAAGAAGGAGTAAAACCGAGCTCCCTTTCGCAAGCAAGTAAGACTGTCTGAATCTGAACAAGTAGCTTTGCATCAGGATTCAATTCACGCCGTACGGTACCGTCAGCTTTCTCTGTGACGATCGTCGTGCCGTCGTGGTCAACAGCTTTAGCGAGCTTGCGATAGAGCGCGTAATTTCGCGCCCATCTTTCGAGTACGGTGAAATCGGTAACCGCCAATAGACCTTTCGGCGCATTTTCGACAGCGATCCTCCACGCCTCACGTGCTTCCTTCGTCAAACATTTCGGTGGTTGAGAAGAAAGTTCCGTGTTCGTTTTGGCTTGCACTTCTAGTGAACGACACGGCTGAAAAGTTCCGAGCGCTTTTTTCTCGGCGTCCGGTTTCCTCGGTCGTCCCATAGCTGAAACCTATCGATTTTGCATGCGTAAAAATTTAGGTAGGGGCGCGGTCTAGAACGCTTTCGGCGGGACTTTTGACCCGCCCCTCCCCCTCGAATTCCCGAAGCCGCCATCCTCTCGTGCAGTCTTCTTCGAGTGACACCGATGACAGAGCGGCTGAAGATTGCTCTCATCCCACATCAAGTCTTGATCACCTCGATGCGGTTGGATGTGGTCAACGTCGGTGGCAGGTGTAACCCTGCCGAGCCTGGCGCAGTCTACGCAGAGCGGATGCTCGCGGAGAAAGCGAGCCCGAAGCCGCTGCCACCGGGCGCCATAGCCTCTTGCCGAGGCGGAACCCTTGAGCGCTTCTCGGCGCCGATCCCTCTGGCGGTGTTCGGTTTGCTGTCGGCGTGCCGCATCTTCTTTATGCTTCTCGCAAAAGTCCTCACCACGCGGCACCGGATGCCGACAACCAGGATGTTTGCATAGAGTAAAGAGAGGCATGTATGGACCAACTCGAAGACCTAGTAAAGGATTTCCAAACACCCAAAGTCGCCAAAGTGAATCTCAAAGCTCTTCGAGATCGAGATGAAGCCAGCGGCAGATTAGTGGTTGATGCTTTCACACCGCGATTCGTGGACTTGGAGCAGCGTTTAGATCGTTTGGAACGCAATTCCCGAAAAACCTTCCGCCGGACGGTCCTTGCCGGGATCATCGGCGGATTCGGTGCGGCAGCACTTTGGGCGGCTGCTTCCTATTTGCTCAAGAGGTATGTCATCACACCTGACACAACGCCAGCTACAACACCAACGACCACTGCACATAAAAGCCACAACGCTTCAAATGACATGGCAACCCCCTAGAAATTGTGTCTACATGGATCAAGGCACCTGAGGCGCGGGCTGAGGCGCCTGCACCGGCGTCGCAACCTCTTCCTTCTTGTCATCAGTCAGAGCATCGTAGACCGCGCTGCCCGCCATGGAGCCAACTGCAGCACCTGCCACGCCGCTCCAGAAGCCGCCGCCCGAAGAACTTGAGGGCGCCGACTGGATGATCGTCGTGTTCTTCTTGATGACCGTGGTTCGGCTCGGCGCATAGACGCGAGCCGGCGCCGACTTCGAGAACGACCTACCCCCGCTGAAGCCGCGGGCGCCGCCGAAGCCGCCGCGGGCTTCTACGGCAGTGGTCGCAACAAGAGCAGCTACAGCAGTGAGCACCAGCAACTTCTTCATGACAGATCCTTAAGCAACAACGCAAAAAGCCCGCACTCAATCTCAATCGAGCCGGGCTTTCTTCTACTTTCTCTGGGCGCAAAAAGACCGCTCCTCCAGAGCAAGTCTTTCGCGTCTGAGACGGTATATAATTTTTGAGCAATTATAGAGGACGATGCAGAATTTTTTCAAGTCGGTTGCGAATGACCGTGCGTCCACGTGTAAGAAAGTTATCCACGTCACGATAGCGCATGCGTAGTTTGAAATGGCGCCATATCAAGGACAGCATATGCTCTCGGGAGACTGGGTATGCATAGAGCGCAGCTATGAGCGCCTTAATGCACCTGTCAGAATGCGTAGTGCACGGCATTCCTTGCCAGGCACGATTGACTTGAACTGCCTTAGCGATATCAACGGGAGAGTCACTTTCGAAAATGCCGCTCATAGCCCCGGCCTCAGCTATTAGGCGAGCCATAGGGGATCTTCCAGGACCTCTGCTTTCTCGACTCCATCTCCCCCAGTTGACTAAATAGTCTTCAAGTTCGTCGTCAGTCATTCTTCCTCCCAGTCAATTGCGATCACAATCGTTCCCGGCTTCTTAGGACTCAGCCATACCTGTTCTCGATGGTGGAAAAGACAATCGTCAAATCCAAGTGCATCGGCGATTCCGTCGTAGAACGACTTGCAACGTTCAACCATGTTCGATTCGTCACGGCGCCGGCGATCGGGAGGTTGAATGATCAGCTGCACGTTCAGCCGAGTTCCGCTCTTGAGCGTTGCAGGTTGTCCCATGAGCTCCTGTTTAGCTTTGACGAATGCTTCCTGCCGCGCAGCCTTCACTAAAGCTGCTTTTGCCGACCAATGACTCCGGCCGTTCTGTGAAAGCTTGACTCCCGGCCAAGGAAGGTCTTTGACCAACAGCGTCCTTTTCATGAATCCCCCCGAAACTTTCTTCCGTAGTAATCGAGTGCTTTGAGGCGTTGTTTCTTGACTTCATCTGGCGCCTCGTCGAAGTTCTTGCATTGCCTCGGCGAATCAATGCGCTGCAGCACATTCCAGTCACCCTTTTTGATACGAAGCGAGCAATAGCCTGACTTTTTTGCTAACAGGAAGCCTCCTTGGTCATAAGCCGCTCCAGCAAAGTGAACGCAGCTGAGACACACAACCGGACACGTGCCATAGACCTTTAGAGCAGAAAAGAGATCTGTCATTTGGCCCTCCATCGGTAGTCTTTCCAGTCGAACGCAAAGCACTGTCCACCATCAGATAGACGACTGATGGCGGCATCTCCAAGAACGGTTCGAAGTGAAGCATCCTGAATATCCTTGCCGACGAGAGGCAAATTTGAGATTGCAATGGTTGGTCGGCACTGCTTGTAGCGACCGTCGATGATTTCGAAAAGTCGGTCAGCCCCGTGGGAAGAAATGGGACTGCGACCTATCTCATCGATCACAAGCACATCCAGATCAATGTAGGCACGGATGAGTTTTGCAGCTTCACCTTTCGCACGTCCGGCATCATCTTTGCCGTACGTCTCATAAATCTCAGAGAGCAACAGGCTACAGTCGACGATCTTTGCGACGAAGCCTTTGCGGAGTGCGCCCATAACAATTGCTGTGCCTAGATGTGTTTTGCCAGTGCCAGTCTTACCGACAAAAATGAGCGATTTTCCGCGGTTAACACTTGTTTCAATGTCTTCCCCCCAGGCTAGAACTGCGCTCTTGACCTCTTCCATCTTTGCGTTGAAGGTCTGCCAGGAAGTCACAGTCATGCCTTGGAATCGCGGAGGGATTTCAAGTGAAAAGTGCTGCGCGAGAAATCTTTGCCGAGAGCACTCTGGACAAGACGAAAAATGGAACGTGCAGGAGTCGTCGACCCAATACGAACGATACCTACCATGCCGAGAGCACTCATCCCACCGCACCTCGAACCGGGAGTCCGTAGTTGTAGTCGATTTCTGCGGTGTTTCTTGCGCCGAAGCCCGCATAGCCTTGATGCGGCCGATCATTTGTGAAAGTGCTTGCATTTTTTCTGTACCAATCAGCCTTAAAGCCTTGATATCCATTAGCGACTGAGAAAGAAACGGCTTCTTCAAAAGAGATGCCAGCCTTTTGAGCTTCGGCTCGGAATGTGTTGATGGTTGTGGTGTTGAGGGGAGCTCGCTTTGCTTTCCGGAGCTCTAGCCAGTCCTGCCAAAGTTGCTCGGGAAGATCGTCAGGCCTCTCGACAGTCGCAAACGAAGTGCGAGCCTTTCGTGGCTTCTTCTGTTTTTTCTCAGGAGGACTTTCAGAAGTTGCTTCGGTTTCGACAACTCGTATTGCTTCGTCAAAGAGATCGTCATCAAACGGAGGTTCTTCGCATGTGTGTGCACTACTAATCTCTTCTCTGTTCTTTATCTGTTCTTTATCTGTTAGACCGCATCTGGTGCGGGGTGAGGGTGCACGTCGTGCGGGGTGCATCTCCTGCGGGGTGAGGGTGCACGTCGTGCGGGGCGCATCTCCTGCGGGGTGCATCTGGTGCGGGGTGACGATGAACGTAATATCCGACGCAGCATTCCATCGACGCGTTCGAAGCAATACAGCTTTCTTCTCAAGAGAGTTCAGGTTGTTTTGGATAGCTCTTTCCGACATGCCCGAACGATCAACAATGTCCTCCACCTTTGATCCGTCTTCTTTAATGAAGTCGGACTTAATCGGCGGATTGCACTGTCCCGTATCGGCATTTCTGAAAGACAAAATGACGACGGCAAGATGCTTTTCTAGCGGACTGAGATCCTTGCGCGCATAAATCGCATCTCGATCAGCAAAGAAGTCAAACGAGCCCATGAATTCGCCTCAGAAGTTGCGAACTTCGGTTGATTTCATGACTGGTAGGTTGCGATATTTCTCCCGAAGAAAGTAAACCCAAGCAGACGGCATTCCATAGCGGCGCCACTCAGAAACGGTTTGAGGTGTACGGGAGCAAATCGATGCTACGCATGACGTACCTCCCAACTCATCAATAACGACTGATGTTGGTCCCGGGGAGAGTCTGCGTGACTTTGTAATTTCGATCTTTTTAGTAGCCATAGTCATAAATTTCGATTAATCGAATCAAATTGACATGGCTATTATACGATTTTCCGAACTTTCCGCAAGATCCAACGGGCGTTAGACTATGCGGAAAACCGCAACATTATTGAGATATCAGTATGTCTTCCACTCTTTCAGCAAGGCTCACCGAAGCACTAGATGAAGCCAAAGAAAAAGATCCAACCAAGTCGAAATCAGGCCTGGCAAAGTTTTGTGGCGTCCGTCCGAGTACCGTAACCGACTGGTTCAGTGGAAAAACGCGCGGCATCACCGGTGAGGCTGGCCCCAAAGCAGCAGAATACTTGTGCGTATCTACACGATGGCTTCTTAGTGGTACAGGAGAGAAGCACTCGACGTCAGTCGTAGCTTTCGACAATGCTGATGATTTTGATGATGACGATTGGGTTCAGATTCCCGAATTTCAAGCTCGATGTGCCGCAGGCGACGGTCAAGAAGTGCTCTTTGACGAGATTACTAGTTCGACCCCTGCGCCCTACAGACGTTCATGGTTCCAATCTCGACAGATCAACCCTGACAATTGCAAACGCTTCAAAGTACGCGGCACGTCAATGGAACCATACATTTGGGACGGTGACACTATTTTGGTGGATTGCTCGCCTCAGCCAATTCTCTCCGGGAAAACATATGCCTTCATGTTGAATGGAGAGATGCGAGTCAAAATCCTGCACCCACTGATACGTGGCGGTTACGTTGTTCAATCAGTTAACCCAGACGTACCAGAGGAAAGACTGACGGACGGAGACCTAGAGACTTTCAGACTCATAGGTCGTGTCCGTGATCGCTCCGGAGACGGGATGTTTTAAGCTCACGGCCATCCCATTGAAACCGCCTCGTACGAAGTTTTACTTTGTCTTATCGTGTTTAATCATCGTTCGGCTCGCTTTTCTAAGCCGAGTTTTGATTTTCTTAATATCTTCGTCGGCCGGCAAATCTTCCGGTTTTACGCCACTATTACGAATCATCATTTTACGAACCTCTGCTCCTACCTCTCGGGCGGACTTACTAGCGGCATTCACCCCTCTGACACCTTGACTACGAATCCGTTCCGATGTTTGTGTAACCCGAAACAGATTGCCAGCAAGCTCTGTCAATCCCATGAAGTCGTAAAGAGTAGGCGGCGTCTTCGCATCCGGATTAAAGATTCCCTTTCGTTTTCTAAGATCTGCTAAGGACATGTTGTACATGCCCCTGAAACCAGCATCTTTAAAAATTCCGAACTCACCGGACTGTACTCCTGCCTCTTTCGCTGCTGAACCTAAAATTCTTTCCGCGCCCCTGAGTTCGTCGCGAGTATCCACTCGAAGCACACTCTCCGCATCAATAGATGCTTGTAAGAGTTCTGCAGCTAACGCAGACAAGGCGATCTTAGCCCTCTGTACCTGCGGCTTCTTTTCATCCGCATGCGTCACGATCAGAAAACACGCAAATCGGCTGAGCTTGTAATCCGGCAGAGAGCTCCCATCTACCTCTGTCTTGATTTGCTCGAAAGTTTCGGACACATCTAAATCGAGGCGTGCACACGAAGAAATTGCCCTATTGATAACTTTCTTCGACTGCTCCCATGAGGTATAGCCAAGATTGGACATGAATTCGCGCGCCAACCAGTAACGGCGACCGTTTTTGTGGCTGCACGTTTCAATGATCTCAAGCTCCGTGCTTGGGTCTTTTATATCTGTCATGCGACCTCCTAAAACGAACTGGTCGATTGTACTTGAGGGTAAGGGGGAGTTCTTACCTCATCCCTGCACCAAAGCTCGTACATAGCTTATTTCCTGATTTGACTTCCGTCAATGTTTCGGAATTCCGCAAAACAAACTCTTGCCTATTGATACGGATTTCCGTAATATTCAAATAACGGTTAATCGCAACAAATCGAATTTAACCGTTATCCTCCGCATAGCGGGGCACGCGACAGTGAATAGCTGGAGCGGCAGACGGAAGGCCATAACAAACGCATGAGCAAGTACCTCAGGCGTGAGCGCACAAAAGCGCAAAGGTCCAAGGATGCAGTGTCGACCGACAGGTCTGATGCGGTACGCCGCACCACCTTGCCGGCCGAAAAGGCCAACCGAAGCCAGTTGGCGGACTATCCGCATAGCTGGCTTCCATGGGTCTTTTTAAGACATCTCATTTTTGGTTCGGCGCTGCACCGGCCACTGGAATGCCGCCGAGGCTGCTCAAGCAGCAGGCGACTGAGCGCTTCAAATTTTCCGCCCCGCGTCTTGAGGCGAACGTAATGACTTCCCGGACGTGGGGCGGAAATTTTTCTTCCTGTTATCAAAAAGGAACAACCGATGACGATGAATTGCGATGTACTTATTGCACTTGCGCTTAACGACGAGGAGCGCGACTTTGCAAAAAGGCTTATCAATGCGATGTTTATTGAAAACCCATCCGAGAACGATATCGATGCTCTACAAGCAGTCGCTTACCTTGCACTTGCAGTAATCAACCAACTACCTAAGACGACACGAGATATGGCCATTAAAAAATGTGAGTCCGAATGCGTAAAACTCACTGGTCAACCCTTCCACTCGTGGAAGCTCAATGTTGCCGCCCTTGTAAGCGGCTCCAGTGAGGCCTTACGAAGTTACGGCATCGATCCATCCGTATGCAGGTAGTTACACATCTGCAACAAGACGTTTAGCAATGCTTTAGGAACTAAGAAGAACTGGACTATACTGACTCGTGCCGGTTGGTACCGGTATGCTTCGCTCTGCTGCGTTGAAGCACGGGTTCCTGAGCCAACGGCTTCGGAACCTTTATTTTTTATGGGAACTCGTATGCCATGAATTCGGTTCGTCACCTTGGAGAAATCAATGCGGTGGAAGACCAACCGATCGCAATCACGATCAAATATGATGGTCTAGTACAAGGCGCTCACACCATCGACTTGTTGTCCTTTGGTGAGTCGTTGCAGGGCTTGTCCAAGATCCTGAGTACAGTTGGTCAATTTTCCATAGACGGCAAGTACATCAGAAAGTATTCTGCTCATTCAGTCAAGGTTGTAACCGAAGCAAAGCTCTCACCTGGGAGCATTGACATCACGGCGCTACTGATCGGGGCAAGCTCGGGCCTACTAGGGGCTCTCATCACACCGCTTCTGCAATACATCCTTAGCAGAAAGGACAAGAAGGAAATGGAATATCTCGCCAAAGCTCTTGAGCAAACGCTAGCTCAAAACAAGGAGCTCGCGGAGAACTCGCAGAAAATTTCCGAATCACTCCTTAGAACCATTGAACGTATGTCAGATGGTCTGGCAAAGGCTAACCTTGAAGCCATGTCTCCGGTCGGCAGAAGCTGCGGGAAGATTTCACTTTTCAACTCTGGAGAGAGCCAGCCTTTTGTCATCGTAGACAAGGAGTTTAAGGACTTTCTGACTTCACAAGAAACTCCGTCGATCGATGAATCGAACACCTACGTTGGCACCATCACAGAACTCGATAAGCTGACTGGAACCTGCAAGATCAGCCTTATAGGCGATGACGACGACTCCCCTAGAACACCAGCGGAAATTCTTGACCCTAGCTTCAGGCTGGAAAAGAACAACGTCTATATCGCCGCATTCTCAGCCGATTCGCCGATCTCATTCACAGCCAAAAGCCAGTTAGACAAAGATGGCAACATTGTGAATTTTTTCATCAGTGATGCCAATCCTGCATGACAAGTGTCGATACCGGCATTTATAGCCCCGTTGGTGAAAACCTTCGGGGCTTTGCTTTTTGACACGCGCCTCCAGATCGAGTACTCTTCCCTTGCACCGTGAAAGCGACGGTGCCGGGCGTGGAAACCCGACTGATCTCATGGCGCATAAAGCCGCCAACATTGGAGCGGCTTTTTTGTTAGCGCCTTGCCGAGGATTGAAACAGTAGGCAAGCCAAGCGATGTAGCTTAAAGCTACACCGATGCAAGACCCAATTTATGGGAGAGGCTTGCGGGACTGCTTCGGCAGGGCCGTATCCATGAGAGCGGTTTTTCCACCCCCGCAATGCCTCGCCCGCCCACCGTGGAAAGTGGGCACGAGGTTTATAACCTCTCATGGAGTCTTGCTATGCAAGTCAATGTCACAACCGTTCCTGCGGTTTTCACTTTTGCCCCTGATCTCACCCTTCGGGTATACGACACGGAAGGCAATCCCTGGTTCGTTGCCGTAGATATCGAACGGATGTTCGGAATCTCAAACATCCGTAAGCGTGTCGCGTCTCTCGATGAAGATGAACGCTCTGCCGTTCCTGCCCCGCAAGGTGGCAGCCCCCTTACGGTGGTCAACGAAAGCGGCTTATGGACTCTTGTACTTCGCTCTGACGCCGCCTTACAAAAAGGTACGGCCGCATACAAAGCACGCAAGTGGGTCACGTCTGAAGTTCTGCCGGCGATTCGCCGCACGGGACGCTACGAAACAGCCCAGTCCGCGCTTATCACGACGTCAGAGCAGTACGAAATCCGCAAGACTATCAAGTCACGTGCTAAGAACTCATCGGTTCACTATCAGACGGTCTACAACGCTCTTTACGACTACTTCAAGATCGCGAGCTACAAAGACCTGCGGCACGACCAGATGAAGGCTGCACTCACGCTCATCGAAACCTGCACACTTAAGCCGCAGCTTCCGGCGCCGACGCTTGCGGAAGGCTCAGTCATCTTGTCCGCTCAAGAGGCCGAAGCCCTGCTCACATTCATCTATTACGTGAGATTTCTCTTTGCTGACGTCTTTGGAAAGCTTGACGGCCTTTTGCGCATAGTTGATTCGCCTTTGGCCGGAAGCTTTTGGGACGCTTTCCATGAAGTTTCTTGGGGTCGCATCCTAGAAATTCTTGCCAAGCACGGGCACGACATCAACGACATGCCCTGCTATCAGCACTGGTCTTCCTGCCAACCTAAGCGCAAAGCCGCGTAATCACCTAATTTTTCTTAACAGGCCTCGGCACTCCCCTGCCGGGGCCTTTCTTTTTTCCGAGAACGCCATGAATTTGAAAAAACTTCTCGGCCACAACGAAAGAACGGGTTTCAGCGAAACCTCAATCATCATCTGCGCCGTTCTGACTGGCGCCGGTATCTGCGCTCTCGGTATCTCACTCTGCCTGCTCATGCGGTGGGCGGTCCTGAATGGGTATGTACTTTTTTAGGAGTTCAGTCAATGAACGTTAAAAGCATCTCCGCGGCGCTGAACTGTTTAATCAGAAACGTTGCTCTTACTTTCGTCAATGACAACCAAAGCCTCGAATTGGCAACCAAAGCAGCTGTCAGCCGTCACGGGCGTGAGGCAATCGTTATGTACCAGTGGTACAGCGCATGTGTACAAGAACCATCGCTCGATGATTTTGAAGTTTGGCTAGCAAAACAAGTCGAAAAGCATCCGAACTTCAAAAAAGAAGTCGAATCCTGGCGCCAGTATTTTCACCGGCGTTCTGAAGAACAGGAGGCGGCATGAGCGTTCCCACTCACCCTCACCGGCACGCATCACAAAAAAGTAAAGCTACACGCCGTAAAGAGCGTGAACGCAAAGCCCGAAATCGCACGGCTACGAACACCACAAAAACGGTCATCGACTACATCTTTGCTTTCATCAAGAGATTAAAGCTATGACATGGAACTACCCAGACGGCTTCGATCCTAGCTGCCTAGATCGGAAGCTGGATCTTGAAGCCGATTCAGATGAATTAGCGAAGCAAATTCTAGAGAACGAAGGGCAAACAGCCGTCTGCACGCTATTTGATGCTGTCGAATACCTCTACGACTTCTTCAACAACTCGCCGATACCACCAGCCTTCTTGGAAGAATTTGCCCAGAAGACCAACCACAAAATTAACAACCTTCGGTCTTAACTAGCAGACGACAAAACTATGACAGACCAAATCGACAACTCAAATTTCATCATTGCTCAGATTAAAGAGCGAGCGGCTAATACTCCACGGATCGTATCTCCACGCTCCCGGAGATTTACAAAAGAGTTCCGCGAAATCATTAAGGATGCTATCAACGCTGATATTCCCTTGCCCCGAATTGCCGAGATCTTATCGATCAGCGTAACGCACCTGAAAAGGGTCCGCGATGAGATGCATGGCATCCCTCGTTCTGATCGAGGAGAACACTCACCGAGAGAGACCTGGAAGAGTTCTTTCAGAAAAATCAGAGAACTCATTCAGAGTAGCCATACAAACACCGTCCTAGAGGATTTTGGTAGGTACACGATAACGTGCTATGACGACAGAGGGTTGCAAATCGCTCGCCTTCTCGTTGATATGCCGAAAGAAGGTAATGAAACACTGGTATGCCTCATATCCGAGCATGGGAAAAAAGAATTTTTCTTCACTTATCCAGCTGTCAAAAAATTCTTTGAAGACTATGTGAGTTAACCCATGAGTAAATCAATTTCTCAAATTGACTGGCTAAAAGAACGTCAAAAAGGCATCGGCGGGTCCGATGTCGCTGCGATTCTTGGCATGTCTCCTTGGCGCACTCCTTACCAAGTTTGGGAAGAGAAAACGACGCCAATAGATGAAACCGCAGAAGAAGATGATCGCCCTGCGCTTTACTGGGGACGTGTTCTGGAAGCACCTATTCGTCAGGCATATGCAGACAAAACGGGGCGCACGGTTACGAAGCCCGCAGAGGCATTTGTGAGCTCGAAATACCCTTTCATGCGCGCAAATCTTGACGGAATCGCTGATGACGGCCGGGTGGTTGAGTTCAAGACATCGTCTAAGTCTGATGGGTGGGGTGAGGTTGGAACAGATGAAATCCCCGACTACTACATGACGCAGGTTCAGCACTACCTTGCTGTTACGGGCGTCAAGACTGCTGACGTCGCAGTGCTGATCGGCGGAAACGACTTCAGGATCTATACGGTCGAAGCCGATGAAGAACTTCAAGCGTTGTTGATCGAGCGTGAAAGCGAATTCTGGGCATTGGTTGAGTCCAGGACTCCGCCTGACTTGACTTCAACAAAAGATGCCGCTCGACGTTACCGCGTTGCGACGGCAAAAAAGGCTGTTGAAGCAACTGCTGGAGATGTCGTTGACGCATGGACCAAATTGTGCGCGATTAAAGAACAGAAGAGTCTGCTTGATGCGAAAGAAAAGACGTATCAACTGCGAATCATGGAGTTCATGCAGGATGCGGTTTCGCTGAAAAGGGACGGCAAAACGATTGCCTCATGGTCTGCTCCCAGCTCACGCAAAACCATCAATTCCAAGAAACTCAAAGAAGAGTTTCTTGACGTCTACAAAGCCTGCACGACGGAATCTGCGCCGTCTCGGGCGTTCCGAATTTACCCTGCAAAGGATTAAAAATCATGACCACTCAAATTGTTGAGCCGATCCCGGTAAAAACCATCGTGAATCCCTTCACTGCAACTGGCGCTGAGGTATCAACACCTACTGCCAACAATCCCTTGGCTGCTACAGATCAAGCACGAGCGATTGCCGAGGTGCAAGCGGCGCTTGTGGTGGCACGCATGAACCCCCGCAACCCCATCGTTGCTATGGATCGCATTCTCAATACATGCAGTCGTCCTTCGTTAGCCAATTCAGCAACTTACGCTTATAACCGTGGCGGCAATTTTGTCAGCGGCCCCTCAATCAGACTCGCTGAAGCCCTTGCGCAAGCCTGGGGAAATATTCAATACGGCATCCGCGAGTTGTCGCAAAAGGATGGCGTTTCCACGGTAGCCGCTTTCGCGTGGGACGTAGAAACCAACACGCGACGCGAAGTGGTTTTTCAGGTTGCGTTGAAGCGCGATACAGGTAATGGCAGCTATCAGCTTACAAAGAAGCGAGATATCTATGAACTCGTCGCAAATCAAGGTGCTCGTCGACTTCGCTCATGCATTCTTTCAGTTATCCCCGGAGATGTGACAGAGGCGGCTCTTCAACAGTGCGAAGCAACTCAAAGAGCAAACGTTGACATGACGGCTGAGGGCATCAAAGGTCTTGTAGAGACTTTTGCTAAGTTTGGCGTCTCCAAAAAGCAGCTCGAAGATCGTATTCAACGCCGCATAGACTCGATCCTTCCGGCGCAAGTAGTCAACTTGCGCAACATCTACAGAAGTCTGCGAGATGGTGTGAGCACGCCCGAAGATTGGTTTGCTCCGGAAACTTCTGTAAATGCATCTGCAAAAAAAGGCGCGGCCGGACTTAAAGACAAGCTCAAGAAGAAAGCCGCGGTCCCCGCACCGTCTTCGACTGTTGAAACCACTGCCACCTCTTCCGAGGCGGTTGCAGCAACGCAGATCGCAGCTGACGATCAGCCTGATGCAGGATCTGATGAACCGGAGAGCGTGAATCCATCCGCCGATCTTTTCGGCGCTGCACCGGCCACTGGAATGCCGCCGGCTCCTCCTGCTGAAGAGGATCCGTGGCTCACAGAAATGAAGGCCGCCGATGCTGCTCAAGCCGCAGGCGACTGAGCGCTTCAAATTTTCCGCCCCGCGTCTTGAGGCGAACTAATGACTTCCCTGACGCGGGGCGGAAATTTTTGACAAGTGTCGTAAGATGGTTTAGAAGAAATCCTTTTCTTCTAAACCATCTTGACAAAGGGAGGCCAACATGACGAATGAAAATACGACGTTTCGCCCGCTGGATAGCCTCCAGGTGATGGCGTACATCGTTGACATGTGTCGGAAACAACATATCGAAGTCAACGTGACAAAACTTCAAAAATTGCTCTACTGCTGCTACGGCGTCGCCTTGGCTCAACTCGGCATCAGGCTCACAAAAGAATCGCCTCAAGCGTGGCAGTATGGCCCCGTATTCCCGAAAACTCTTGAGTACTTTCGCAAGCACCCCATTGAGAGCTTAACTGACTCCTCTGTGTTAGAGTCGACGGCTAGTGATGAGCTCAAAAAGTTGCTAATCGGGACATTGACCTACTTTGGACAATTCTCGGCGTCACAGCTTTCTACCTGGTCGCACCAAATCGGCTCGCCTTGGTATCGCTCTTCAAATGGTGGTGCCAACCTTCGTGAAGAGATTGATGACACCTCCATCAAGTGCTATTTCAGGAACGAGGTTTTGGCGTGAGCTTCCCAAAATTCAAAGAAAGCCTCAAGCCTCAAATTGACTCCAAGTCCGAGGTGACACCCGACACCGACCTCCTGCTGATTCAGGTTGCACATCAGAAAGACGAAGAGAACAATCGGCACAAGATCAAGATCTATACCTTGCGCCTCTTTGCTGGCCTCGGCGGAGCGATGATCATTGTGTACATCTACCATCTGCTCATGCCTTCTTGGGCTCGATGGCTTTCGCCTTCCGAGGTGGCTGCAATCAAAGATCTCGCGCTTTCGATCATGACTGGCGTTTCCGTGAGTTTGGCGATCAAGTTCACTACGAAATAGCATCACTCCACATCACCTCAAAGACCTCG